CTGAATATGTTTTGCAAGTGCTCCAGCGATTGCAAGTCGCCGCTGTCGTGCCATCTAAATTCTTTATGCGGTTTTATCAATTGTATCATTGCATCAACCCAGCCTGGATCCTGAAGAGCTTCAAGTCTTCGTTCCATCGCTGTCTTAACATTGTTGAACCTGTAGCGTCCTTTCAATGCATAACAGCCGAAACAAACAGAGCCTGGAACCTTGGCCAGCTTCTGGCCAGTGATGCATTTATAAGCGGGCAAATTATAAGCAGGTCCAGGCATCTTGCTGGGCTTGCTCAGGCCTCCAACTATTTTTTCTAATTCTTTCTTTAACATATCATCCTATATAATCCTTTATTCTTTCTTTGTCAAGCTTGCAGCTTGCAGCTTGCAGCTTGTGGCTTGCTGGCCACAGGGAAGCACGCGTGCCTCTTGCTGCGGCCCTTGGGCCATGATCAGGCCAGGGTACACGCTAGCAAACCCTGGCTCACTGATCCCTGATCACTTGCCCTACGAACGGCCGATTTCAAGCAAGTGATCAGGGATCAGCACCATCTAAACGAGTAGATGCTGATCCCAGATCCATTAGGCAGTCGACTTTGTTT